TCGTTGAGGTAGCCGATGTAAGCGGCACTTTTCAGGATTTCGTCGATCATGCCGACGTAGGTGGTGTCGGCCTCGAACTTCGACCCGTTGAACCGCACCGCAAACGGGAGGGCTGCAGCAGCCGTGATGCCAAGTGCAGTCAGGCAGGTATTGATCACATAGTTAACCGCGATGCTCTGCGGGATGTAGCCGCGATCCTGAACGCGGATGGGATTCGTCGGGTCCGCTGCAGCGCTGATCGCGATCGTGGGTAGCTTGCGGCTGGTGTCCTTCTGATAGTCGCGCTTCTTGTAGTCCTTCAGGTAGGTCAGCTTGCAGCCCAGCTCGATCTGGGTCTGGCGGGTGAAGGGATCCGCGAACGATGACAGGACCCGCAGGCGACGGGGGAAGCGCGAGAGCCAGCCGTTTTTCTGATAGGCAAAGTCCACCACCTGCCCCAAGGTTGGCTGGTAGATGCCGTCGAGCGTGACCGATCCGCGGCAGTAGATCAGCCCGTTGCCTTGCACATAGGAATCTGACAGGCTGCCTTCGATGATCGGGCCGAGGTTGCAGAAGACGTTGGCGCGAATGTCAATCGTCATCGGACCAATGCTTGGGTCAGGTTCACGGTGTAACGGGTGGCCTTGGCTCCACCGTCGATGATGACCTCTCCTGTGGCCTCAGGCGGGCTGATGGGCCAGTAGGTGCCGGCTGCTGGGGTCGTCTGCACAATGGCTTCGTACCACGTCTGCAGGGCCGACCAGCCGGCCGAGGTGGTGGTGCCGACGACCTTCCGCAGCTTGGTCGCGGCCAGTGGGCCTTGGACATAGTGGCGACCGCCAGCGGTGAGCTGCAGGTTTGGTGCGTCCTGATAGCCGACGGGTTCTTCGATCAGCGTCAGGGTGCAGCTGCCGAGCGTGAGGGTGCCGTAGGCGGGCCTGCTGGCCTCCTCCGATTGCCGGCCCTTCTCCTGCTCCCGTAGCAGCACCGCCAGAGCCTGGGTGGCATCAACGAGGGTAAAGGATGCCTGGACATAGGCGCCGAGCTGCTCACCGGCAGGGGCTGACACGAACCAGCATGCGACCGATGACCACGACTGGCCGAAGCCATCAGCGGTGAGGCTGACGGTGGTGCCGATGGCGCCCGATAGGGCGGTGTCCTGATCCTGGATTCGTGCATCACGCCAGGTGTCGTAGACGCTAAGGAGGGCGGTCCACTGGGTCTTTGTGAGGAGGCCAGAGATGGACCAGAAGCGCGAGGTAAGGCCTTGCCGTGCATCACCTTCGTAGCCGAACGGCTGAGCGGTGAGATGGGTGCAGGAGAAAGCGCCGATGGTGACGGTCATTGGAGGCTATTGACGGTGTTCACGGTGGCAGCCCCACCGGCTTCGTTGGTGACGTTGACCTGAACAGTCCAATCCTTCTCGACGAGGCCGCCGATGGACTGTTCAAGGTTGCCGATCCGATCGACTAGGGCGGTATTGCTGTTGCTGATGTTTTCGGCAGCAGTCAAGGATGCTTTGCTGTTCTCCTGGATTGGTGCCGGGTCGATCTGGATGGAATCCAGGAGGGAACGGAAGCCGGACTGCTGCTGCACCTGCGGCAATGCCAGGTCATCGGCGGCGGCGGCCCGGCGCTCCTGCTCGAGCTGCTGCCGGCGAAGCTCGAATAGCTGCTTGGTGCCGGCGATCTTCTCGGCGCTGATCTCGCGGGCGATGGCGTATTCCTGCTGGGCGAGCGATAGGGCCTGCTGAGCGGCCTGCACTTCACCTTGATTGCCTTTCGCCTGTGCCTGGGACAGCTGCGCTTGAGCAGCGATGACACCACGACGGGCGGCAAGCTCCGTCAGCTTGGATTCAAGCTCCAGGGCCTTGACCTGCGCGGCATTCTCGGCAGCCAATGCCCGAGCCTTCAGCTCAAAGCTCCGGCGCTCGAGCTCGTCGCGCTTGAGCTGGAACTCTTCCGCGATGGCCGCCCGGGTGCGGTCATTGGTGACGCCTTCTAGAGCCCGCTTCTCCTGGGCGTTGAGCAGCGCCTCTTCGGTGCGGAGCTTGGCATTGGCCAGGTCGGTTTCGGCCTGTGCGATCTGACCCGTCAGGTCGAGGCGTGCCTGGTTGAGCTTGAGGGCAGCGGACTGGGTGTCGACGTTGAAGGTATCGGGCCGGATTTCGGCGACGGCAGCAGAGGTGCCCTTTGCGGCATCGGTGGCAGCCTGCAGGGCCTCTTCGGTGGTGCGGATCTGACCCGTCAGCTCCTGGAATCGCACGGAGCCAATTTCAACGGCATTCAGCTCGGCCCGTTGGCCTTTGAGCTTGGCCGCCAGATTGTCAACACTGTTCAGGCTGGCCTTTGCTGCAGCAGCCGATGCCGCGAATGCTGCTGCGGCAGCGTTGGCCCGGCCCTTGCTGTCATCCAGCGCCTGCCCGGTATTCTCAACGGCCTTGGACTGGCCGAGTGAATCCAGGAGGGGGCGTAGCGACTTGCTGGCGGCTCCGAGGCCGTCGGTAGCAAGCTTGGCCACTCCGAGCCGCTGAATCAAGGCATCAAAGCCCTTGATTGCACCCGGTCCAAGCGGTGTCAGGGGGATTGCGGCGGCACCTAGGGACTGCTGATCCAGCCGCAGTTCACGGTATGCCCGCAGCAGTGTGATCAGCCCTTTGAGGCCATCGATAGCAGGTTTGATCGCTGGGACCAACCCTTGCCCTAGTTCGGTCTTCAGTTCATCGATGGCATTCGTCAGCTTGCCAAGCTCTTGCGCCGTCGTGGGAGCGCCATTGGGGCCGGAGCTGATTTCGTTAAGACCCTTGGTCAGTGCCGGGAAGAACTGAGCGGCGGTGAGCTTGCCGGATTCAACCAGCTTGATCAGTTCCTGCTGAGTCAACCCGAGGCCCTTGGCAGTTGCCGCGAATGCCACCGGCAACCGTTCCCCGAGCTGCCCGCGCAACTCTTCCATCTGGACGGTGCCTTTCGATGCGACCTGCTGCAGGGCCAGCAGCGACCCCGACAGCTCATCATTGCTGAGACCCAGCTGCTGAGCGGATCGCGCGACTGCCGCGAATAGCTCCTGCTGCTGAGCCAGCGGGACATTAGCTTGAGTAGCGGCAGCCGTGAAGCTTGAGAAGGTACTGGCCAGGGTCTTGAAGGATAGACCCAGCTCATCGGCGAGGCCACGGGCAAAGCTCAACGCACCAGCCGCGCCCTGTTCACCGAGGCTGTTGCTGAGCTTGCGGGTGATGCTCTCTAGATCAATCGCGGCCTGCACCGATTGCCGCAGGAACTCACCCAGGGCCAGCGTGCCGAATGCCCCGGCAAGACTGCTCACTAGCGTCGTGGTGAGCCCTAGCCGTTGGTCGAGGCCCTCTAATGCATTGCCGGCCGTATTGGCCGCAGTCTTGGCCTGATTGCTGAACTGCTGCAGGGCCTGCTGGGCACCGGCCTGGTCGACCTTGATGCCTAGTACGACCTCGCCGAGGGAGTCTGCCATGGCCTAGCTTGCCGGCAACCTATGGCATGACCTCAGCTCTTGCCGCCGTCGCGAATGCTTCCGTCACCTTTGACGTAGCAACGACCGGCACCGTTGTCGACCCCTTCACCGGTAACGTCCTGCCCCGCACCGAGACCGTTACGGTGACGTGTTACCTGCGGCAAGGTTCACCGGCGATCACTGACCTCGCTGGTGTCAACGTCGCCGGTGATACGTTCTCAGGCTATGCCGTAGCGCCGCAGGCACTCGATGCCAGGGTGGTGCCAGGGACGCTTGGGATGCTGACGTTTGCTGGGCAGACGCCGGCCCGTTGTGTGGTGCAGGAAGCCCGCGGGCCGTATGGCACTACCGGCCTGATCGGCTCGACGTTGCAGCAGGTGCTGGGCGACAAGCTGCAGATCGTGCGCTACCGGCAGCAAGCATGAACCTGACGGTTACCACGACATTCAACCCGGGCAACCTTGATCCGTCGCGGTTCATTGCCCGTAGTGCCGAGATCCTGCGGGCCTATGACACGGTGATCTTCCCGGCATTCAAGGAGGAGATCAAGGCGGCACAGTTCAGCTGGCCGAGGCCAACCAAACGCCGCAACGGCGACACGGTGACCAGCCCGCGGGACATTGTCGACACCGGCGATTTCCTTAGCTCGCAATTCCGACGGCAGGAGGCCCCGCTGAGCCTGAGGCTGACCTACACGTGGGGCGGCAGAGGCACCGGCGTCAACTATGCCGGCTACATCCTGACCGGGATTCCAGCAAGGGGCTATCCGGGCCGGGATTGGATCAAACCCGTCTTCACGGATCACCCCCTCGATCGGTTCTTTGCCACGAACTGGCGGCGGCTTGCAGGTGCTCCCAACAAGCCACCGCGGGCCTAAGGTCAGGAGACCGTAGCGACCGTCAGGACCGGCGCCGTATCGCCCGAGCTGAACACCGACGCATCGTCGATCGTCACCGTATCGCCCACCACGAAGTTGTTGCCACCGGCGACGATCGTGACGGTTTGGATCACACCCGACCCATTGACGGTCGTGGTCGCTGTTGCCCCGCGGCCCGACGCTTGGCCGGCCTTCGGTGTCAGGCACACCAGCGGCACCGCCGAGGCAGCAGCCGCCAGGCCGAGGCCGCCATTGGTCACGGTCAGCGTCGCAATCGAGTTGCCCTGCTGGTACTTGTAGTAGACCCCGTAACCGTTGAGGGTGCCCGTTACCTTGGCCACGTTGCCGGCCACAATGTCTTCCGACAGGCCCGACACCTGCACGACCGCCGCGAGAATCTCCGGGTCATCGCTGCTGCCATCGGTGACCGGCGATTCACGCCAGATCTGTAGGCACGCCCCGTTGGCGGACTCCAGGAATGCCCGCTCCATCAGCTTGTAGCCGGCCGAGGTGATGTCCATGTTCATGCCAAACGGCATCGACCACGAGTTGCCCGACACCAACTGCTTGGCAAAGC